CGGAGCGGATCCGCACGCAGCTGGCGCAGCTGTTGGCAGAGCAAGAGGAGATGATGTGATGGGCAGAAGCGGGGCGAAGAAAATGGCGGGTGTTGCGGGCGGTTCCGGTGGTTTGGCGTGCCGCGAGCATGCGGATCCGTTGCGGCTGACGGGCAGGCCCAAGGCGCGGCAGGCGCTGGCGCGGCAGCGGGCGGCTTTGCAGCGCGGGCATTCGCTGGAGTGGCTTTACAACGCCAAGCGGATCAATCAGGGACAATATGCGGCGGCCTGCAAGATCCGCGGGCTGTGCGCGCAGGTGGAGGGGCAGACCGGATCGGTGGATCTAGGCGCGGCACGGGTGGATTGCTCGGTGCGGGTGCGGGACTGGCTGATGCTGGGCACGTGCGAGGCGCGCGAGGTGTTGCAGCGCATCGGGGCGCGGCTGGGGCCGGATCAGGCATATGCGGTGTTTGCCATTGCGGGGCGGGGGATCAGCGTGCAGGAAACGGCGCTGGCTTTTGAGGAGGATGACGCCAAGCGGGCAGCGGGCAAGCCTTCGCGGGCGACAAAGGACTATGTGGGGCGGCTGATGCGCGACGGGCTTGCCCACGCGGCCTTCGAGCTGGGGCTGGCGGTGGAGGCAGGCCCCACACACAAGCGCATCTTCGCCATGGAGTGGTGAGAAAGAGTTACGAATAATTGAGGAGTAGGCGGTCTCCCTCGCACCAATGTATTGTGTCTCTGTTTTTAAGCTCAAAACATGAGGTTGCTATGGTTACTCAGGTGCATTTTGTTGACGAAGAATGTTTACTTGTTTTCGTAGGTAAATGGCGTTTCGTTATGGGGCCGATCACTCCACATAAAACTAATTCGGGGGGCAGGTTGGTTGCCAGCGAAGAGGTGGATATGTCTGATCTTCCAAGGTATCAGAATGCTCTAGAAGAAGTGTCGCTGGAACTCACTCAGGAATTCACGGTTGAAGATTTCGCCTCAATTGAAGCGCTGGTCTATTTTCATCGCAAAGGCTGGGCGGGGGATGAGTATCCGAACGCCTATGAATGCCATTTACAGGCCCTCACGCGCAGTCGTGATCTACAAGGCGAAGTAAAACATATGTTGGAAAAGGCAGATTTAAATAGAACGTTAGCTATTATCCTGACGCGATTGGGGAAAGAAGAGCTGGCGCGTAAGATAGAGGCCATTTAGCCATTTATGTAGTCGGTTTCATTGGGACAGCGGATTGCTATATGCAATTGAACAACGCGATCCGCTGCGGAGTGAGACATCACCCACGAGCGCATCTTCGCCATGGAGTGGTGAGGGGCGATAGCAGGAGGCTGGTCCACTCGGCAGGCAGCGGGCAAGAGGTGGAAAGGCTATGGACCTACAACAGCGACCGCGCCATCATGGCCGTCGTTTCTGTTGGGGGACATAGCACCTACAACCAAGCCAAAATTGGCGGCGTAACTCTACTGCCGCGCTCCTCACACAACGGCAGAATTAACAGGCAAATATCTCTAAAAGTCACCTCGAAAATGCTCTAATGCTTTGTTAAATATTGCACTTTATATGCGGATAAGGTTTGGTAGTTAGAGTTAATAACAACCATGAGTTTTTTTACATGAAAACAGAATTTAAAGAAAAAACGTATGAACAGTATTTCAATAGTGAGTTAAACACCCGTAATATTGTTTTCTATTCACCCGATCAGGTTGATGAAAATCATCTTGGTTTTGATGCAGCATTTCGTGCTCCGCTACGACGTTTACTCAGTCTACTCTTTTCTCATGGCTGTCACACTTTTTATGAACATAGCATGCTTGGGATGCTTCGGGGCGCTCGCATTGCTGAGGTAAATGAATGGGCATCAGATGTTGCAGATAGAATGCCACCGTTTAAGTTTAATCTTTTCGTACAGTACAAACGCCCAGAATTTTTAAATACATCAAGAGCAGCACAGTGGGCTTTTTGGAAGAAGCCATATTTTCGCTACAATATCACGGAGCACCAACAAAAAACGCTTGAGAAACTTGAAATTAAAAGTCAAGGCCGTGCTGCTGTACTATACGCAAGCCCTGCATTTTGGGATACCAGTACACTCTGGAAGCATGTTAAGAAACGCAAGGTCATTAAAAATAGCAATATTGTACGTGCAGGCCAATTGCAAGGGCATAGTAAGTATACTTATTCAAGCGCTGGATCTCTCGGTATTGGCCATTCAGAGCCGGAGCATATCGAAAGTATATCATTTGAAGAGATTATTAGAGTTGGACAAGAACAATACTCATATCCCTTTAAACGACATATTGAGAAAAATGCAGCGACGATTCTCAATTTACTTGAAGAAGATGAAGGGGCACGATTTATCTTTATGCGTGTTCAGTCGGCGCTTCTGATAGAAGACTTAAGCGACGGTTCTTTTTTTAGTGCGCTGAATGTGATCCATGTTTTTTGCTTAGCTTTTGACGTCAATTATTATGCAGTAGGTTAATCGCATGACTCAACAACTTTTTATTCTTGGGAATGGCTTCGACTTGCATCACGGTATACCGTCTCGCTATAGCGATTTTGGCGAATATGTTAGAAAGGAAAATACAACAGTTTTTGATCTTATTAATGATTACCTTTATGTTGACAAGGATTTTTGGAATTGCTTTGAAGAACGCTTGGCTGGTTTTGATTCCGATTTGGTCATTGACCACGCGACAAATTATCTCGAACCATATGGGGCGGATGATTGGAGCGATTCCTTCCATCATAACTATGAATATGTAATTCAACAGGTGGTGCAAGGTTTATCAAGCGACCTAAGGCAACTGTTTGCAGGTTGGCTAAAAACACTAGCTATTCCGAATAATAATTTTGAACCAAAATTAAGCTGTATTCAAAAAAACGCGCTATTTTTAAGTTTTAATTACACGACAACGCTACAAAACATTTATGGCGTTCCTGAATGTAATGTATTACATATTCACGGTAAATCAAACGATCAAAGTTCAGAAATTATACTCGGGCATGCTTGGGAACAAGAAGAAAAGCTTGAAAAATGTATCGATGAAAATACAGATGTTCGAGTTGCTGGTGGCTACCAACTAATAGATCAATATTTTGTTGAGACCTTTAAGCCGACAAAGGCTCTTATTGAGCAACACCAATTATTCTTCAGAAACTTAAGAGATATTTCTGAGGTATATGTGCTTGGTCATTCTCTAGCCGAAGTTGATGCAACATATTTTGTGGAAGTCGTTAAAAATGTTAGTTCATTAGCGCGTTGGACGGTCAGTTATTATGATCAGCTAGCACTAATTCAAGAGAACTTTTCTCGATTTAACGTTCCTCAGGCTTCTGTTCGGTTTAGACAGTTGGCTTGTCTTTAGGCGACCGACTGAGAGTTTAGTCATGTTTGATCGTCGATAGATAAAAGGTATGCAGCTTTCGGTGTGTTAAAAGCACAATGATATATCCTGTAATTGACCCGGCGGGAAAAAACGATCATAGATTAGGTTAACAACAAACAGGGAACAATCGGGTTGTGAAGCAATTTAGTACCGCCGAGGCCATTCGTGCCCACCGTGAAGCCATTGGTCTGACACAGAAGGAATTTGCCGAGCTGCTGGGCCTCGGAGAGAGTGGCGAGCGGACCGTCGGCGGCTGGGAGCGTGGCGAGCACCGGCCGAGCCAGAGCAAGCTGCAAAAAATACTTGCATTCGATACCGGTGTTCCGTTCAGATCCGGGAATGCGCCAGAGGCATTCCGGTTTATCGATCTGTTCGCCGGTATTGGCGGCATCCGGTTGCCATTCCAGCAGGTGGGGGGCAAGTGCGTTTTCACATCCGAATGGGACAAGTTTGCAAAGAAGACCTATGCGGCAAACTTCGGAGAACTGCCGCATGGCGACATAACAAAAATCCCCGCGATTGAAATCCCTCGGCATGATTTGCTTTTGGCCGGTTTCCCCTGCCAGGCATTCTCGCAGGCTGGCCTGCGTAAAGGATTCAACGATACGCGCGGCACCATGTTCTTCGAGATCCAGCGCATTCTTGCACATCATCGGCCAAAGGCGTTTGTGCTGGAAAATGTCAAGCAGCTGAAGGGGCATGAAAAAGGCCGGACGCTGAAAACAATTCTCTCGATCTTGAGAGGGGAAGAAGTGCCGGAAATACCGGCAGATGTGCCAATGTCCGAAGAGGCAAGGGCCAGCCTTTCCACACGGCTGAACTACGATGTAGATTTTCGTGTTTTACGTGCAGTCAATTTCGGGGTGCCGCAAAACCGCGAGCGGATTTTTATTATCGGGTTTGCTAGGGACAAAGTTTCCGCTGCTGAACAGGGCGGGCTTGCCACGAAGCTGCTTGATGCTCTCGAGCTATACCGTTCGCAAACGAGACTCGGCGATATACTGGAGCGGAACATATCGGTTCAATCCAAATACACGATTTCGGATCGCCTGCTGGCCGGTCACGAGAGGCGTTTGCGGGAGCATCGCGCCAGAGGCAACGGTTTCGGTTTCAGCCTGTTTAATGCCGATAGTCCCTATTGCAATACCATTAGCGCCCGCTATTACAAGGATGGTAGCGAGATCCTGATTGACCAGAGTGATATCGGCGACAATCCACGCAAACTTACACCGCGCGAGTGCGCGCGCATCCAGGGTTTTCCTGAGGAATTTGTCATCAGCGCGGTATCGGACGTACAAAACTACAAGCAGTTCGGTAATTCTGTCGCCATGCCCGTAGTGCGCGCAATTGCCAACGAGATGGAACCGTATCTTGTTGCGGACCGATTTAGCGTGCAGAAGACCGGGCAAGAGAGAGTCCTTGGCTGATATCGTATCGCCTGCCAAGCGTAGCCGGATGATGGCCGGTATCAAAGGCAAAAACACGAAACCCGAGATTACTGTCAGAAAACTCCTGCACGAGGCCGGTTTCCGTTTTCGCCTGCACCGGAAGGATTTGCCCGGGAAACCGGACATTGTTCTGCCAAGATACAGAACAGCTGTTTTTGTAAACGGCTGTTTCTGGCACGGGCACGAAAACTGCCATCTTTTCCGGTTGCCCAAGAGCCGTGAAGAGTTCTGGCAGGAAAAAATCTCGGGCAACATTGCAAGGGACAGGCAAAAACACGATGAATTGCTTGCCAGTGGCTGGCGGGTGCTGGTTGTGTGGGAATGTGCCCTCAAGGGAAAAAACAGGCTGGAAGAAAGCCGGTTGTCCTTGTTGTTAATGAACTTTCTACAGCATTCATCTGAAAATACAGGAAGGATCAGGGGAGAGAGGCTTTGAAGTATTCTTTATGTGTTGCAATATTCCTGTAATCATTTGATCAGAATCAGGAATTTACAATGGATTCATTGCCGGACCTCGCCGATCTGATTGCGGCGGCTAAAGATAAAATTTCTAAAATTGATGTGGATAGAAAAGTTGTTCTGACCAATAACAAGCTCGAGAGCCTATTGCAGAAATTGGGGGCAAAAGCCAGGCTTTCCGGTGACAATGCTCTTCTTGTGGACGGAGATAAAGGCAATGTGTATTTTTTGAGTTTTCAGGAGTTTCCAAGGCTTCTGGCTCTGGCAGATTACGTAGTTGCTCTTCGTTTGTATGAAGAAGTCCTCAAGCAGGTATCCGATAGTCTGAATATCAAGCGCACTGATCCAAGTAGCCCGTTTAAAGATGCCCCGTTCGGGTCAGCGAAGGAATACGAGAAGTGGACGCAGCATGGAGCGTTTTCCGCGGCTATCGCCAAGCTACTTCCCAATCAGAGCGATCAGGATAGAATGCACTTGTTTATGAGTGATCCGGTCTGGTCGGGTATAGGATGGCGCAATGATGATACCAAAAGATTGGATATTGGTAAAAAACTCAATAGGGTCGATTTCATCGAAGCTGCCACTTATAAGGTCGGCAATCTCGTAGCAGTGGCCAGCAAAGGTCGGATCGAGCTTATAGAAGCGTTCTCCAGCGCGGGCGTAGAGTATGCGGATCTTGAATTCGAGGTCGCCTGCAATAGCTACGCTCCACTCGTAACGGTTCCAGTCGACCCCGCGGCCAAAGGTATTAACTGCATCATTTATGGTGCGCCGGGCACCGGTAAAAGCCACAGCGTTGACGAGAAAATCAACGGCGCATCCTGTGTACGCACAGTGTTTCACCCCGATATGCAGAACAGTGATTTTATCGGAGCGCTGAAACCGGTTATGGACGGGCAGCAGGTGACCTATGCCTTTTCGCCAGGGCCTTTTGCAAGGGCACTCGCCAAGGCGTGGAAAGCAACGGCAGAGCATCATTATCTTGTGATCGAGGAATTGAACCGTGCACCGGCAGCTGCCGTCTTTGGTGAGCTGTTCCAGTTGCTGGACAGGGACGTAAGTGGCAAGGGCAAGTACACTGTAGATTTTCCAAGCGAGGAGTTCCGCCACTGGTTCTGCAAGGAAACTGGCCAGCAGCATGATAAGATGGCCTTGCCATCAAACCTGAGCATTTTTGCAACGATGAATAGCGCCGACCAGGGGGTTTACCCGCTAGATACCGCTTTTCGACGCCGCTGGCAGCAGGAATATATGCAGATTGATTTCGGGGCTCGAAACGTTCCAGCCGAAGCAATTACACTGGTTAACGGAGCTAATAAAACGGATGTCGGCTGGGCGGAGTTTGGAAGTAACCTCAATACTTTCCTTATTGAAACGCTGCGCGTGGCAGAAGACAGGCTGCTCGGGCCGTGGTTTGTTAGCTCGGACGACTTAAAGAGCGGCAGGGTTCCTGGCAAAATCCTGATCTATCTTTGGGATGATCTTCTTCGTCATCACGGGCGGGAACTTGTGTTCAAGGACGGAGACAAAAGGACATATGGCAGCCTGTCGGCTGCGGTTGCCGGTGACGAGGAGATTTTTTCCGCAAGCTTTCTTGCACGCTTTCAACACGGAAGTGAAGCCGGTGCTATCTGATGGAGCTGTTGCTATTCAATGACCGCTGTGTGGTTGAGGTACTGGAAAGTGCATCTCCGGAGTCGCTGGCGCTTCTCCGGCGTCTTGGCAAGGGCAAAACCGAACGGAAAAATTCCATACATTTTTGCGGGATGATACATGGTGATAATGGCAAGGCCAGCTTCTTCCTGCCAAGGCAGACAGGGCAGACAATAGAAAACGCCAGTCTGGTTCTCGATTGCCTTGCTAAATACGGTAGGGAAGTCACCAGCCGCACAGGCAACTGGCACGCCGATAGCGGCAATGCGGGCCTGCTTTACATCATCAAGGCTTTGGCAGAGGACTTTCTTGCCTACGGTATCTATGCCGACAGAGTCAGGGTGGCCAGCCGCGATAGTGGCAAGCCTGCATGGCGCGAGACAGTACGCAAGGAAATTCCGTTGTTGTCACAGGGCGGCAATGTGGTCTATCCGGCTTTCAGGACAACGCGCACAACAGATGCCCGCAATTTTCCGCTCTCGCGTGTACAAGCAGTCGTCATGTGCGAGATAGCTGAGAAGTTCGGCTGGTGGTTATGCGGTTTGTCCGCCCACAAGGCTGTGCTGAAGTCCTATGACCGGCCCACAGAGCAGAGGGCATTATGGGCAAAAATGCTTCGATCCCTTTTACCGACACTCTTTGAAAACAGAGTGATTAATCTGGTTAATCTGCTGGTTGCCTATCTTGAAGCAGATAGCGGCGTTACAGAGGGCGGGCTGGTACTCGGGCTGGAGGACTTTCACACGGTCTGGGAGCATATGCTTGGTAAAACACTGGTTGGTGCAACAGAAGGCTGGAACAGCCGGTTGCCCCGTGCGGCCTTCAGGAAGCGAGAGGGCGGGATGGATGTTCAGGAACGGGGTATGCAAACCGATATTGTGCTGGAAACTACTGATAACGCAAGCGGCGAGCGTTCGCTTACTATTGTTGACGCCAAGTATTATGATGCAACCGGAACTAAATCCGTTCCCGGCTGGGGGGATGTTGTAAAGCAACTGTTTTACGAGCGGGCCTTGAAAACTGTCGTTCCGGCGGCAGATGTTAGCAATTGCTTTGTCTTTCCATGCAGGCCGAATGAAGGTAGAAAATATACCGCTGTAGAAATGCAGGACAGGGCTGGCAATAGATTGCCGACTCTTGGATCGTTTGATTGCTACTATCTCGGTATTGAAAACGTCATGAAAAGCTATGTTGCGGGTAGGCAGGACCTTACTTTGACCGATTAATTCACAGGCGTGTTTGCAGGTGTGCGGGGGTGCTTAAGCGGTTGATGTGGAGTCCTGTTTGTTGTCTCGCTGGCGGGGTGCATATGTAGGCTGGGTTAATCAGGCTCTTGACGGGTGCAACGTTACTGTGCAGGGTTTAGCCATGATGAACAAATGCGCTTTCAGGCCGGATCAGCTCTGGAGGCGCTTTTTCGTTGGGGGGGCTTGTCGTTTGGGCCTCGCTTGGGCCTCGCGTGGGAAAGGTGGCTTGCCATGTTCCAGTATTCCGCAAACTTTGAGGAGGTCACCAAGGGGCTGACCAAGGCGGAACGGCAGCAAGTGCCCTATGCAATCTCCTTGGCGCTGAATGGTGTGGCGCAGGATATCAAGGCCAACAGCGAGAAGGCTCTGGTGCGCAGGCTGGACCGGCCCACACCGTTCACCAAGCGGGGGCTTGGTTTGCGGCGGGCGAGCAAGCGGCGTCTTGAGGCGAAGGTGTTTTTCAAGGATCGGCAGGCGGGTTATCTACAACTGCAAGAGACGGGTGGCACCAGAAGGCCAGAGCGTAAGGCGCTGGCGGTGCCGGTGGCGCTGCGGCTCAACAAGTACGGCAACTTGCCTCGGCGCAGTATTGACCGGTTGCTCAAGCGCCCGGATGTGTTTCAGGGCGAAGTGGGCGGCGTCGAGGGCATTTGGCAACGGCCAAAGCGTGGCAAGCGAGGCAATGGATCGCGAGGCACCAAGGGCAGCTCGGGTTTAAAGCTGCTGATTGCCTACGAGAAGCGCGCCGACTATCAACCGCGCCTGCGCTTTAAAGACGGCGCCCGCAAGACAGCCGCCGCGAGGATCGCGGGCAACTTCCGCCGTGCCATGCGCAAGGCGATGCGCACAGCACGCTAGGTTTTGGAACTGGTTTCGGCACCGGTTGAGGCTTTGGGTCCTTCCCGGGCCTGTGTCGGCCCACGGGTAGTTCGCAACTGCGGGACGTTGGTTTGTGCGGGCCGCGCGAATGCTTGGTGTTTCGGTTTCTGTTGTTGTTGCAGAAGGTAAGGGGGCGTGCATGCTTGATGTTAAACGCGATCCGCTTCCTGATGGTGTGCACGAACAAGGGGCAATGGTTTCGCGCTTTCCATTGCCTGAGGGGGTGGAGGATGTGGTGGTGAACAAGCGCCACCTTGCCGAGGCCTTCAAGAAAAGCCTGCCGACGATTGATCAATGGATTAGCGAGGGCATGCCTTGCGAGAGCAAGGGCACCAACGGGCAGGCCTATGAGTTCCGGCTTTCGGTTTGTTATGCATGGCACAAAGAACGGGAAGCCACGGAAGCTGCGGAAGAAGAGAAGATCCAAAGCAATATCCGCCAGATGCAGATGGCTTTGCTTGGGGGCGGCTCCGGTAATTCCGAAATGGCGCTAACGCCGCGCCAGCGCAAGGACCTTTACGAGACGGAGGCCGCTTATAACAAACTGGCGCAGTCGCGCGGCGAGTTGCTTGCCCGTGCTGATGTGGTGGCGTTGCTGGAGCGGACGTTCTCGGCGGTGCGCAATGCGGTAAACGGCATGCCGGATCGCTTGTCGAGGGATGTTGGTCTGGATGGCCGTCAGGCCGAGGCGGCGGTTGTGGTCGCTGACGATCTTTTGGCGGAACTTCACCGCGAGCTCACAGAGTTTATGCAGGCGATGAACGCGGAAGAAGACACGGGGCAGGCGACGATTATGGACGCGGCGGAGTGAGGGAGGGGCAACATGGGAAGCATGCGGGACCGGATCGAAGAGCAATACCATGATGAAATGCACCGGGAGAATGAGCGCGGCCGCATTGGCACGGCTATCGGCGCTTTTTGCCATCAAATGAAAAACCGGATGTTTGCTTGTGTTGATCGCAAATCCGGCTGGGATAACCGCCACCAGTCTCCAGATGCCACTTTACAAAAGCAGCTGCAGGCAGCGGTGATCGATAGGGACTGGGTGTCTGTTGGCAATTACGCCATGATGTTGGATTTTCGCTCTAAAGGGCAGGCCTAGCCTGAAGGTATCCAGCTAGCGGCAGGGGGTGATATGGCGCAGGCTGGTTTTGAACTTCCGCCCCGTGCGCATGGGTGGCGGCCGCCTGCCTATGCCAGTGCAGCCGGGTGTCTTGCCGAGGCGCTGCCGATCCTTGCGCCGGTGCGGCGCATGTCGGTGTCGCACTGGGCAGGCTTGGAGCGCCGGTTGCAAGACAATGGTGCAATTATCGCATGGGACAACAAGGTAACGCCTTACATGGTGGAGCCGATGGACATGAGCGCCTCGCGGCGGTTTCGCGGCGTGGTGTTTGCCGGGCCTGCGCGTACTGGCAAGACCGATGCCTTGATCCTCAACCGCATCGGGCATGCGATCTGCTGTGAGCCCTGCGATATGCGGGTGATCCATATGGATCGCAATGCGGCGCGCGAGTTCTCGCTCAAGAAGGTGGGGGCGCTGGTCAATTACACGCCTGCACTCAAGCAGCGCTTGGGCCGGGGGCGGTTTGACAACAACATACTGGACAAGCGGTTTCAGGGGGGCATGACGCTGGATATTGGCTGGCCGGTGGTCTCCAAAGTGTCGGCTTCCGATCTGCCGCTGATGCTGCTGAGCGATTATGACCGGGCGCCGGAGGATGTGGAGGGGGAAGGCAACCTGTTTGACCTTGCCTTGAAGCGCACGGAAACGTTCGGCTCGCGCGGGATGGCGATTGCCGAGAGCTCGCCGGGCCGCCTGATCGAGGACGATGATTTTCTGCCCCCCGAGGGTGCGCCGCATATGGCCCCACCGGCGACGGGTATTCTGGCGCTTTACAACCGGGGCACACGCGGGCGCTATTATTGGACCTGCCCGGATTGCCGGGAGCTTTTTGAACCTGATTATGAGCTCTTGCACTTTCCCGATGAAGGCAGCCCGAAAGAGCGCGGCCTTGCGGCGGTGATGGGGTGCCCGCATTGCGGCGCTATCCTTGAGCCACGGCATAAGCTGGAGCTCAACCGGGCGGGCCGCTGGCTGCATGAAAGCAAAACCGGAGAGCTGGTGAGCGTAGAGGATGCCACTCTGCGCGAAACCGAGCTTGTGAGTTACTGGCTGAAAGGGGCGGCGGCGGCCTTCCAGTCGTGGGCCTCGCTGGTTTCCAGATACGAGAGCGCCTGGCTGGAGTTTCAGCAAACCGGAGACGAAACCGCGCTAAAAACCACTGTCAACGTTGATCAGGGCAAGCCCTATTCCTCGCGCATGGTGGAAGATGAAGACGACTTGAGCGTGAAGCAATTGAAGGCGATGGCGGAGCCGTATCTGCTTAAGGTGGCACCGCCGCAAACACGCTTTTTGACCGTAGCGGTTGATGTGCAAAAGGGGCGGTTTGTTGTCCAAGTGGATGCGTGGGGGCCGGGGCTGGAACGCTGGCTGATAGATCGCTTTGATGTTCACACCCCGCCTGCGGCCGCGCCAAGTGCAGACGCACGCGCGATAGATCCGGCAAAATACAAGGAAGACTGGGATGCGCTTTTGCCTTTGCTGGAGCGGTATTATCCGGTTGCGGGCAATGAATACCAGCTGAAACCGGCGGCGCTGATTGTGGACAGTGGCGGCGCGGACGGGGTGACGAAGAACGCCTATGCGTTTTACCGTAAATCGCGCAGGCTTAGCCTGCGTCGGCGGGTGTTTCTTGCCAAGGGGCTGGACCGGTGGGAGCGGGACCGGGCGAAGGAAGTCACGCCGGAAAAGGAAGAGGGCAAGCGGGTTAAACGGCGTTCTGATTTGCGTATTGTTCGCGTTGGCACATGGCGGCTGAAATCCGAAGTTACCGCCAGTCTGGCGCGCGAGGATCCGGGCGCAGATGCCTATCACCTGAGCCGCAATTTGCCTGATGAAGTGTTTGAGGAGTTTTGCGCAGAGCGGCGCACGCCCAAAGGCTGGGTGCTGCGCAAGGGGCGCAAGCGCAACGAGGCGCTTGATCTGGGCGTTTACGGGCTGGCGCTGGTGTTGGTACTGCGGGCGGAAAAAATCAACTGGAAGCGGCCGCCTGTTTGGGCACGATCTATGGAAACCAACAGTTTTGCAGCACCAAGGCCAAGTCTGGCGGAAGCGCCTGCAACAGGTTCGAGAGATCTTGCCGGGGAAGGTGCGGGGGAGCGTGAAGCCGGTGCGGCGCAACCGGAAACGCGGCAGAGGGAAACGCGGCAGAGGGAAACGCAAGCAGAAGCACAGGCAGTGCAAACGACGGTGAAGCCGAAACGGGCACCGGCTAAAAAGGTGCGCCGCAAGGCACGGCGCAGAGGCAACGCGCTCGTTGCCGGAGTGCGAGGGTGATGCATGGCACGAGATGGATTTGATGCGCCGCTGAGCGTGGAGCCCAAGGTGGTGCGGGCGGGTGATTTTACCGCATGGCGGCGGGATGATCTGGCACAAGATTTCTCACCTGCGGATTTTACGCTTTCCTACGTGGGCACTTTGGCAGGGGATGCTCCGGCAAGGATCGCGTTTACCGCAGCCGCCGTTGAGGGCGGTTTTTTTGTGCGCCTGGGGGCGGATGAGACCGGCGCGTGGACACCCGGGGTCTACCAGTGGGCAGCGTTTATCACGCGGGACCGTGACGGGGCGCGCAAGAGCGTGGGTGGCGGGCGGCTCAAGGTGCTGCCGGATCTGGCAAACGGGGCGCCGCAGGACCTGCGCAGTCATAACCGGCGCATGCTGGCACAGATCGAAGCGCTGCTGGAGGGGCGGGCCTTATCCGGCGTTGCGTCCTACGAGATTGCGGGGCGCAAGCTGACAAGGCTCTCCCCGAAAGAGCTTGCCGAGTGGCACACCCATTACCGCAAGCTGGTGAAGAGCGAAGAGCGCAGGCGCAAGGGGCGGGGCGCGCACCGCTTGGCGAAGGTGGAGTTTAGCTGATGGGGGTATTTTCCGAAATCTTTGGCAGGCGCAAACCGCCAGCGCAGGGGGGAAAACTGCCCGGCCGCGGGACACGCAAATACAAGGCAGCGCGCCCGGACCGGCTGGTGAAGTTCAAGCTGATGGGGCTGAACTCTTCCTTGATGCGCGATGCGCAGGAAGACTTGCTGGGGCTGGTCTCCCATAGCCGCGAGCAAAGCCAGAACAATGATTACCTGAAAGGCTTCTATTCGCATTTGCGCCGCAATGTGGTGGGCCGCGCTGGCCTGCAGATCAAGCCGGTGGCGCGCCTTGCCAATGGGGATCTGGACCGGGACAGCAACCGGCTGATCCGGGACGGTTTCCTGGCGTGGAGCCGCAAGGGGATCTGCACCACTTGCGGCAAGTTTACTTTTGCTGACAGCCAGCGCATTGCGCTGACCGCAGCAGCGCGCGATGGCAATTTTCTGGCGCGCAAGTATAGCGGGCCGGAGTACGGCCCGTTTGCCTTTCAGCTGCAGCACCTTGATATCACCATGCTGGATGTGGAGCTCAACAAGGAGCTGGATCGGGGGCACTACATCCTTGCGGGGGTGGAATGCAATGGGGTGGATCGGCCGGTTGCCTATCATATGTTCAAGCACAACCGCTCTTCCTATGGCGGGCGGGGTGAGCGTATCCGCATACCGGCAAACGAGATTGTGCATCTTTATCTGCCCTATGATCAGACCGCGCCGGTGATCGGGGTTCCGTGGGCGCATACGGCGCTGCGGCGCATGGCGCAAATGAACAGCTTTGAAGAGGCGGCGTTGGCCAATGCGGTTTTCGGAGCGCAGAAGATGGGGTTTTACACGCGCTCAGTGGATGCGGATCCGGAGGAGGAGCTGGGCACAGCGGAGCGCACACCAACCAATGGCGCGGCGGAAGACGTGTTAGAAGAAGAATACTACGAGGAGGAGGAGCGGCCACGGCTTGAGGAGATGGAAGCGGGGGTTTTGGAAGAGTTGCCGCAAGGCTATGACTTTAAAGCCTTTGATCCGGCGTATCCCAACGGGGAGATGGCCCCGTTTATCAAGATCATGCTGCGGGCTGTGTGCACGGGACTTGATGTGGCCTATTCGTCCCTGTCCAGCGATCTGGAAAACGCCAACTTCTCTTCGCTCAGGGCGGGGCTCGGGGAGGAGCGCGAACAATGGGGCGTGCTGCAGGGCTGGCTTGCCGATCATTATTGCGGTGCCATCTTTCCTGACTGGCTGCGCATGGCGATGCTGAGCCGACAGGTGCGCTTGCCCCTGACGCAGCGGGCCAGATTTGCCGCTGTGGAGTGGACGGGCCGGGGCTGGCAATCGGTCAATCCCAAGGACGATGCGGCCGCCAATAAATCCAATCTGGAGATGCGCATTAAAAGCCCGCAGGAGATTGCCAGCGAGCGCGGCCGCACCTTGGAAGACATCTATGACGATTTTGCCGAGGCGATGGCGCTTGCCAGCGCGCGCGGCATAGATCTTGAGCAGGTGCTGGCGGCCACCGGCAAAGCCGTGCTGCCAGCAGATAAAGAGCAGCCTGAAGAGGATTAATCACACCATGCCAACAGATGATTTGAAGCTGCCGGAGCGGTTGTTCCGGCAGGGGGCTTTTGTGCGCGCCGATGAGGGGGCGCAGGAAGATTTGCTGGAGCTGTCGTTTTCCTCTGATGCGCCCGTTCGCCAGTGGTGGGGCGTTGAAATTCTGGGCCACGAGAGCGACGAAATCGACCTTGCCTTTATGGGCAGCGGGCGGGCGCCCTTGCTGATTGATCACCGTGCCAGCGTCGATAGTCAGGTGGGCGTTATCGAGCGCGTGCAGATCAGCGCGGGCAAGGGCCGGGCGTGGGTGCGCTTTGGCAAATCGGCGCGGGCGCTGGAGATCCGGCAGCGGGTTCTGGATGGCGAATTGACCAATGTTTCGGTTGGCTACCGGATCCACAAGGCCCGGCTGGAAGAAGAGAACGATAGTGATCTGGATGTGTACCGCGTGACCCGCTGGACCCCGCACGAAATCTCGATTGTCCCGGTTCCCGCAGATCCCTCTGTCGGGGTTGGCCGGGCGCAATCGGAAGGGAATGTTGTTTCCATTGCACTTGAGAGAAAGGCTGATGCAATGCCCAAACCTATTGAAGCTGAAACCCCTCACAGCGGCCCCACTGAAGAAGAGCTGGCCAAGATCCGCGGGGCAGCTGCGGAAAAAGAGGCGGTGCGTATTCGCGAGATCGAAGCCACGGCGGCTGAGTGGAATTGCCGTGATCTGGTGAAAGACGCGGTGCGCTCGGGCATGGGCGCGGACGAATTTTCGACAAAAGTGCTGTTGCAGATGGGCGAGCGCGGGCAGGAGAAAATCTCTGCTGCCGCCGATATCGGCATGAGCCGCAAGGAGCGCAAGCAGTTCTCGTTCGTGCGGGCCTTGAACGCGCTTGCCTATCCCTCCAATGCCAATTTCCGCGAGGCGGCCAAGTTCGAGTTTGAATGTTCCGATGAAGCGGCGAAGAAACGGGGCAAGGAAGCCACCGGCATTCTTGTGCCTGCCGATGTGATGCGCGCAGATGTGACCGGGCAAACCCGCAATCTGGCCACAACATCGGTTGCCGCTGGCGGGGCGCTGGTCTCGGAAAACCTGCTGGCCAGCAGCTTTGTGGAGCTGATGCGCAAGCGTGCGGTGGTGATGGGCATGGGTGCGCGCATGCTGCATGATCTGGAGGGCAACTTTAAAATCCCGCGCATGGTTGGCGGGGCGACCGCCTACTGGGTGGGGGAAAGCGAAGATGTGACCAAGAGCGCCGCCGCTTTTGACCAGATCGACCTGACCCCGCACACATTGGGCGCGTTTACGGATTATTCGCGCCGTCTGCTTATCCAGTCCTCGCTGGATGTGGAGGCGATGGTGCGCGATGATCTGGCCAAGGTGATCGGCCTTGAGGTGAGCCGGGCGGCGCTGCACAGCAATGGCAGCGACGATACCCCCAAAGGGATCGCCGCAACAACGGGCATTAACGCCACCGGCTTTGCCGCAAATGACCCCACCTTTGCCGAGGTGGTGGCGATGGAGACGGCGGTTTCAACCGATGATGCCGATATCGGGGCGCTTGGCTATATCGTCAATGCCAAGATGCGCGGTTCCATGAAAACCACGGTGAAGGCGGCGGGCACGGCGCAGTTTATCTGGGAACAAGGCAACACGGTGAACGGCTACAACACCGGGGTTTCCAATCAGGTGCTGGATCAAAACGCCTTCTTTGGCAACTGGGCAGATCTGCTGATCGCGCTTTGGACCGGGGTGGATCTCACCGTTGATCCGTTTACCAAGTCCACCAGCGGCACGGTGCGTGTGGTTGCCATGCAGGATGTGGATTTTGCCGTGCGCCATCCGCAGAGCTTTTGCCACGCCTTTACGGCCTGATCGCTTGTGAGGGCATGCAGGCAGCCGGATCCTCCGGCTGTTTCTGGGTCAATTTTTTATCGTTCCACCGGTTTTAAAGAGGGCAGGTTATGGCTGCAAAGATGAAGATCGAGATTTTGAAGCGCACGGTTTGCGAGGGCGAACCGGTTGCACCAGGGGATGTGGTGAGCGCGAGCGAGAAGGATGCAAAATTCCTGATTAATATGAAAAAGGCGGAGAAGACCACCAAGCGGGTTGGCAAAGCCAAAGCTGGCGACAAGCCAAAGGAAGAGGGCGCTGCAGCGGCAGACTAACGCACACGCGCACAGGCACCTAGGCGCACAAGACAGGGGAAACGGGCACACAGGACAGGGAAGACGGGAGGTGCTTTGACAAGGCCTCCCGTTTTTCTTGGGGCTGTATCGTGATGGGCTCTGAGGACGAGGGCATTCCAGTGAAGAAAGAACGACTTGGCACCACCTGCTTAAAACCGTCAAAGCCGCTGACAGCGAAAGAGCTTATGCGGGCGGTGGGCAAGGCCGGTGTAAACCGGGCAGTTGGCATCAAGGGCGGGCAGCAAATGGTGAAGCGGCAATGATTGATTTTGAGGGTGATCTGAACGAGATGCTGCGAACGGATGCGTTTGCAACAACGGCGACCTATGCTCTTCGCAGCGGGGCAACCGGCAAGCTGACCGGGATCCTGACCAACGAGGGGGAGGAAAGCTCTTTTGGCGAGGTTGGCCTGCTCACAGCCAAACCGGTGTTTGCGGTGAAAACCAGCGCTATCCCCGAGGAGTTTGACGAGGGGGCCGAGCTGCTGATTGACGGGCAGCGCTTTACAGCGGCCAGCGGCCCCATGAGTGACGGGGCGGGTCTTAGCCAGATCCTGCTGGAGCGCGAATAGGGGCGGGCATGGCACATATCAGAACGCAGGTGCGCGACCGGGTTGCAGCAGCTTTAACGGGGTTGCCGCTGAGCGGATCACGCTGTTTTGTCACGCGCACCTTTCCGCTGGAGCACAAGCGTCTGCCAGCGTTGCTGGTCTATGTGCTGGATGAACAAAGCCAGCCTGCGGAAATGGGAACGCCGCGCGATATAGAACGGCAGATGAGCGTGACCATTGAAGCGATTGCTGATGGCAGGGGCTTTGACGAGGAGCTGGACCAGATCGCGGTGGAGGTTGAAACCGCGCTGGCGCGCAGCAGCTTGCTTGGCGGGCTGGTCAAGGAGCTTTATCTGCAATCCAGCAGTTTGGACATAGCCACGGGCCGGGAGCGCGGCGAGCGGCGGCACGGGGTGTTAACTTTGCGCTATCTGGCTTTTGCCATTGCCCGCGAGGATGACCCGCAAAGCGCGCTGTAAACATAGATTTTTACCAAATCAGGAGAACAGAGCATGCCTTTAATTCACGGCAATAAGGGCAGTGTGACTGCTGGCGGCAAGGATGTTGCCAAGGTGCAGAGCTTCAACCTCAACGTGGAAGCGCCCGTATCCGATGCCACCGCCATGGGGGAGGCGTGGGAAACGCATCTGGCGGGCGCTCCCAAGCGCTGGTCGGGCTCGATCAGCGCCAAGCGGGTGGCAGGGGATGAGGGACAGGCAGAGCTTGGCGCCGGGGCTTCTGTGGTGCTGCACCTTTATTATAGCGGCAATGTGGCTGGCGAGATTTACGGCTCCGGCACGGCAACGGTGACCAGCGTGCAGCATGCGCAAGGGCGCTCGGAAACCATTGATATGACCTTCGAGTTTACCGGCAATGGCCCGCTGAGCGAAGAGGCGGTGGCGTAAGCGGCGGTTTTTTTTGGGCAACGGGTGCGGCAGTCTGTTGGTGCAGGCTGCCTTTTTGTTAGGTGTTAAGACAAGGATCTTAAGAGGATGCGGGCAATCGAGCGGGTGAAGAGCCATTACAAGCGGGCAAAAAGCCAGTGTGTCGAGGTGAGCGAATGGGGCGATAGCGGCGCGCCATTCAAGATCTATTTTGATCCGATGACGCCCAGACAACGCAAGCGGATCTCCGATGAATTCGAGAGCATGGATGCGGAGGCCTTTGTTGAAGTTTTGATGATGAAGGGGCAGGACGCGGCCGGTGCAAAGCTCTTCAATGCCGATGACCGGCACAAGCTTTTGACAGAAGCGGACGGGGCGATCATTGGCCGGATTGCACTGGTTATGCTTGGCCCTTGCGATGCGGGGGAGCTGGAAAAAAACTCCTGAGCGATCCGTGGCGAATGTTTTTGTTCAAGCTTGCGGATCGCTTGCACATGCGGGTTGCGGATCTTGAGGATTGGCCGGAGCCCGAGCTGTTGGAATGGTCAATATTCCTGAGAATTGCCGGGGAGCCGAACTCATGAGCGTGCCGGATCTGGTTTATAACGTGCGGGCCAACGACAAGTCGCGGGCGGCGTTCGAGCGCAATCGGCGGGAGTTACAAAAGACGCGGCGGGAAACAAAGCTGCTTAACATGGATATGGGAACACTTGGCAAATCCATGGGGGCAATGCGGGTGCTTCCGGCAGCTGCGGCGGCGGCGACCCTTGCCAAGTTGACCACCGCCATAAAAACCGCTGTTTCTGAAGCCTCCCGACTTGCCAAGGTTGCCGATAAGGTGGGCGTAACCACGGACGAATTGCAGCGGCTGCGCTACGGGTTTGAGCTCGCCGGAGTGGCCGCCGGCACCACGGATACGGCGTTGCAGCGGTTCTCGCGGCGGGTGGCGGAGGCGGCCAACGGCTCGGGCGTTCTGCACGATATTCTGAAGGCAAATGGTATCCAGCTGCGCGATAGCAGCGGCCGGATGAAAACCCAAAGCCGGATATTGGGGGAATATGCGCAGCTGATTAAAAACGCCAGCTCGGAGCAAGAGCGGTTGTTGCTGAGCTTTAAGGCCTTTGACCGCGAGGGGGCCGGGCTGGTGCTGGCGCTTAAGAACGGCTCCAAGGGCCTTGATGAGTTGATGGGCAAGGCGGCTGAGGCAGGCGGGGTTCTGGATGAAAAACTGTTGCGCAAGGCTGAAAAGATTGATGATGAATTTGCCCGAATGTGGCGCACCTTCGAGCTTGGGGCCAAGCGGGCGACATTGGCCGCTGCAAGCGTCATGGATGCGGTGTTTAACGCGCCGGTTACCGAGCCAACCCTGAAGGATTTACAGGCAGAGTTTGCGCGCAAACTGCCGGGGCTTGCCAGTGAATTGTCGCTTGCCCGCTCCTTGGGGGATGAGGCCCGTATTGCGCAGATCGAGAGGCAGATCGAGGCGGTAAATGCCCGCCTTGCCGGTATCCAGCGCGAGCGCCAGGCGCGCCAATTGGGTTTTGCAGGCGGACCGGCCACGCGCGGTGGCCGCCGTGGGCGAAAAACCGACAAGCCGACAATCATTCCCGATCGGACAACGGCTCGCAGCGCCGCTGTGGCTGGCCCCTCCCTAAAGACGCAGGAGGCTTATGGACGGGTGCTGGCGCAGCTGCAATTCGAACGTGATCTGCTTGGCATGAACGCGCAGGAGCAGCGACGGGCCAATGCGCTGCGCCTTGCCGGGGTGGAGGCGACCAGCAAGCAGGGGCAGGCACTTATCAAGCTGAGCGACGAGATCGATGCGCAGACCAAAGCGCAGCAACAGCACAATGAAGCTGTGAGTTTGCTTGGCGGGATGGCGCAGGATTCCCTGTCGCAGTTTATCGCGGCTCTGGGAATGGCTGATACGGCGGCAGGAAGACTGGTGGCAACGCTGGCAGAGGCGGCGTTGCAGGCGGCCTTTATGGGGCAGGGCCCGCTTGCCTCCCTGTTTGGCACCTCTGCGCAAACAAATCTGTCGGCAGGACTTTTGAACACGTTCAAGGGGTTTTTTGCTGGCGGCGGCGTGCTGGGGGCAGGCCAGTGGGGCATTGCCGGGGAGAACGGCCCCGAACCGGTGGTGGGACCGGCGCGGATTATCGCCAACAAGGAGGCCTTTGGCGGCGCGGAGCGGGCCATTGTGGTCAATCAGTACATTCAAACGGCTGATGTGGAGAGCTTCCGCCAGTCGCAAGGGCAGGTGCAGGGAATGTTGGTTGATGCCTTGAGCCGCGGGCAGCGCAACCGGTAAAGTGAGGCAGCTATGCTGGAAGAGTTCCACGATATCCGGTTTCCGCCGGATATCTCGTTAGGCGCACGGGGCGGGCCGCAGCGTAAAACGCAAATTGTGGTGCGGGCCAACGGGCAGGAAACCCGCAACCAGCAATGGGCCGATAGCCGGCGGCGCTACAACGCGGCCAAGGGGCTGCGCTCCATCAATGATCTTTACAAGGTGATCGACTTTTTTGAAGAGCGGCGCGGGCGCCTGCATGCATTTCGTTGGAAGGACTGGGCGGATTACAAAAGTTGCCCGCCCGGCAGTCATATCGGTGCGCAAGACCAGGTGCTGGGCATTGGTGATGGCGTGCAAAAGGCATTCCAGCTGGTGAAGAGCTATGGCGCTGCCTTCCAGCCCTATACGCGCAAGATCCTGTTGCCTGCGGACACTGCGCCGGTGGTGGTCGCCGTGGGCGGTGTCCCGGGGGCAGAGTTTGTGCTGGATCGCAACACCGGGCTGATCACTTTTGCCGCCGCCCCGCCTTTAGGAGCGCAAGTGACAGCGGGGTTTGAGTTTGATGTTCCTGCCCGCTTTGACACGGACACGCTGGAAGTAACGCTCAGTGCCCATGTGCAGGGCAGTGTGAATAATATCCCGATTGTCGAGGTGTTGATATGAAACAGCTTAATCCGGAATTTGCCGCGCACCTCTTGGGCAATTGTACCAGTTTGTGCTGGTGCTGGCAGATCATGCGGCGCGACGGGGTACGCCTTGGCTTTACCGACCATGACAGGGCGCTGCGCTTTGCGGGGATCACATTCGAGGCGGCGGCCGGATTTACCGGCAGCGATGTGGAGGCAAGCCTCGGCCTTGCGGTGAACAATATGGAGGTGGAAGGCGCGTTTTCTTCTGACAGGATCAGCGAAAGCGACATTGCCGCCGGTCTTTATGATGATGCGCAGATCGTGCTTTACCGGGTGAACTGGCAGGATCCGTCGCAGCGGGAAATCATGCAGCGCGGCAATCTGGGGGAGGTGAGCCGCGGCGAGCTGGCCTTTAGTGCCGAATTGCGCAGTCTGGCGCACCGGCTGAACCAGAACACCGGCCGCACCTATCAATATGGCTGTGATGCGCAGCTGGGGGATAGCCGCTGCGGTGTGGACTTGCAGGCCCCGCAGAACAAGGGCGCGGGCCATGTCATCGCGGTGCGGGAGCGGGTGTTTACCTGTGCGGGGCTTGGCGGCTTTGCCGCTGACCGGTTCTCATGGGGGCAGCTGCACTGGATGAGCGGCGCCAACAAAGGCGGGCGGGTCAAAGTCAAACTGCACAAGCTGGCAGTTGGCGGCGCGGAACAGAGCGGGACTGCGGAGCTGACCCTCTGGCAAGCGCCGGTGCAGCCTATCGCGGCGGGCGACACGTTTACCGTGTTTGCCGGATGCGCCCATACCTTTGCCGCGTGTAAAGACAAGTTTGCCAATGCGGTGAACTATCGCGGCTTTCCGCATATGCCGGGGCCTGACTTTGTTTTGTCCTATGCAAATCAGGACGAGCAGAAGAATGACGGGTCGGCCTATGTCAAATGAGGTTACCCTGCTGGCGCGGGAATGGCTGGGCACGCCCTATCATCATCAGGCCAGCGTCAAAGGGGTGGGCTGCGATTGCCTTGGACTTATACGCGGGATCTGGCGCGAGCTTTATGGCAGCGAGCCGCAAGAACTGCCGGCTTACACCCCTGACTGGGGGGAGGTGGCAACCTGCGAAACGCTGTTGGATGCCGCTCATACCTACTTCCGGCAGGCAGAGCTGGAGCCGCCCGCCCCCGGGGCCGTGGTGGTGTTCCGCATGCGCGCCGGTGCCATGGCAAAACATGCGGGGCTGATAAGCGGCCCTGACAAGATGATCCATGCGCAAGAGGGCGCGGGGGTTGTCGAGGTTCCCTATTCAGGGTGGTGGCAGCGCCGCGCGGTGGCTGCTTTTTGTTTTCCAGACAGGTGAAAAAATGGCAACGCTTGTTTTAACGGCGGCGGCCTCGGCGGTTGCCGGGGCCACAGGTGCGGGCGCCGTCGCTACATTTGCGCTCACCGCAGCGGCAACGGTTGCCGGGACGTATCTTGATAATATGCTGGTGTCCGCCTTCACTCCGGGCAGTAAAAGCCATGTGGAGGGGCAGCGGCTGGAGAACCTGCAGGTGATGGGATCCAGCGAAGGGGCGGTGGTTCCTTTTGTGGTTGGCCGGGCGCGGGTGGCGGGCCAAGTGATCTGGGCGACCAATCTGCACGAGGTTGTGAGCACCAAAACGCAAAAGCATGGCGGCAAATCAGGCGGTGGCCGCTCTTCTACGGTGACACAAACAACCTACAGCTACTTTGCCAATTTTGCCGTTGGTCTTTGTGAAGGGCCGATCTCGGAAATCTTGCGCGTGTGGGCAGATGGCAAGGAAGTTGACACCAGCAAGATCACCATGCGCGTTTACAAAGGCGACGAGGCGCAGGAAGCGGATCCGCTGATTGCGGCCAAGCAGGGCAGCGCGGATGCGCCCGCCTATCGCGGCCTTGCCTATGTGGTGTTTGAAGAGCTGCCGCTGGCCGCTTATGGCAACCGCCTGCCACAAATGAGTTTTGAAGTGGTGCGTGCTGTTGGCTATGAGGAAGAACGCTTGCCAGCGGTGGCGCTTATTCCCGGTGCTACCGAGTTTGGCTATTCCAAAACACCGGTGAAAGATAGCAGGGGCGGGCCAACCACCGCCTATAACAACCGGCACACGCTGTGCGCTAAAACCGATTGGGAGCACTCCCTAGACCTGTTGCAAAGCACCTGCCCCGCCTGCAAGCGGGTGTCGCTGGTGGTGGCGTGGTTTGGCGATGACTTGCGGGCAGGGGAATGCACAATCGCGCCGCGCGTAGAAGCGCGCAAACGCACCACGCCGATTGAATGGCAGGTGGCGGGGCTGTCACGCGGGGCCGCAAGATTGGTGAGCTATGTGGAGGGCAAACCCGCTTACGGGGGCAGTCCTTCGGACAGTGTTGTGATCGAGGCAATTCAGGATCTGAAGGCGCGCGGGCTGGAGGTGATGCTGTGCCCCTTCGTGATGATGGATATTGCAAGGGATAACGGCCTGCCGGATCCGTACGGGGCGGCAGAGCAAAACGCCTATCCGTGGCGCGGGCGCATCACCTGCCATCCGGCAGCGGGGCAACCGGACAGTGTGGACAAAAGCGCCGCTGCCGCTGTGCAGGTAGCCCGCTTTATGGGCAGCGCCAAAGCGGCGGATTTTACCGGTTCCGACGGCTTTGACAGCTTTGACAGCAGCGCTGACGGCTTTGAAGGTGAGGCTGAGGGCTCCAATGCCAGCTCCGGAGAATGGCGCTATGCCCGGTTTGTGTTGCATATGGCCAATCTTGCCCGCCGGGCTGGCGGGGTGGAGGCGTTTGTCATCGGCTCGGAGATGGTGGGGCTCACCCGCGTGCGCGGCGCGGGGGGGGATTATCCCTTTGTGGAGGGATTGAAATCATTGGCCAGCGAGGCGCGGGCGCTGCTCGGCCCTGCCTGCAAAATCGGCTACGGGGCCGACTGGAGCGAATACCACTCGCACCAGACCATCGAGGGCGATCTGGTGTTCCATCTGGATCCGCTGTGGGCGCATGAGGATATCGATTTTATCGGCATCGACAATTATCTGCCGCTGACCGACTGGCGCGACCAGGAAGCCCATGCGGATCACGGGCAGGGTACGCAATCCATCCATGATCTGAATTATCTGAAGGCCGGTATCGAGGGCGGCGAATATTACGACTGGTATTATGCCAGTGAAGAGGACCGGCTAAACCAGACCCGCACCCCCATTGCCGATCTTGCGCACGGGGAACACTGGATCTACCGGCAGAAGGATCTGCGCGGCTGGTGGCAAAACCCGCATCACAACCACCGCAAGGGGGTGCGCCAGAGCACACCCACGGATTGGGTACCAATGTCCAAGCCGATCTGGTTTACCGAGTTCGGCTGTCCGGCCATCGACAAGGGGGCCAATCAGCCCAATGTGTTTTATGATCCCAAGTCTGCCGAAAGCGAGGTGCCCTACTTCTCGTCCGGCGCGCGCGATGATCTGATCCAGCGCCGTTATCTGCGGGCCATGCTGGACTATTGGCAGCCGCAGGCGGGCCACAATCCCGTAAGCCCGGTCTATAACGGGCCGATGGTGGACGCTGCCCATATGTACGCCTGGGCGTGGGATGTGCGCCCGTTTCCCTCGTTTCCTGTGGAGAGCGACACGTGGGCCGACTGGGGCAACTTCACCACCGGCCACTGGCTGTCAGGGCGCGTGGGCGGTGTTTGTGTTGACGGGTTTGCCCGGCTGCTGATGGAGCGGGCGGGCCTGCGCGAGGGCATAGACTTTATCACCGGCGGGGCCGACGGGGTTGCCGACGGGTTCCTGATCTCGTCCATTGCCAGTGCGCGCAGCGTTCTGGAAACGCTTGGCGCGGCGTTCTTCTTTGATGCGGTGGAGACAGGTGGCCGGGTGGCGTTTTGCCCGCGCCGCTCCCGCTATCCGCTTGCCGAGATTGCAGCAGAGCAACTGGTTGACCAGGGCAAGGGCAAAGAGCGTGTTGCCATCACACGGGCGCAGGAAACCGAATTGCCCGCCGTGGTGCGGGTGACGGCCTATGACAGCGCCAAGGATTTTAATTTGGTCACGGCGGAAGCGCTGGAAGGGGCGGTGTCCACACAGCGGGTTGTGACCACGGATCTGCCGGTGGTGACCAGTTTTGACCGTTTGCAGAGCATGGCAGAAAGCCTGTTGCAGGAGGCATGGGCCTCGCGCGAGCGGCTCAGCTTTGTGTTGCCGCCCACGGATCTGCAGATTGAGCCGGGCGATTATCTCAAGCTGTCCCTCAGCGGGCGCACGTTTGCGGTGCGGGTGCTTTCTGTGAAGGATGGCGAGGCGCGCATGATTGAAGCGGTGAGCTATGACGGGCCGGTTTACGAGGCCACCAAAGGGGCGGCCCGCGCCTTTGTCTCGCAAGGCCAGGCGCTGCAGGCGGCGCCGGTGGCGGTGTTTATCGACGGGCCGCTTTTGCGCGATCAGGACACCGCGTGGCAAGGCTATCTGAGCGGCTATCAGTTGCCGTTTGCTCCCGGAATGGCGTTCCTCTCCAGTCCGGTGACCAGCGGCTATGAGCTGCGGGCGGCACTTGACCGGCAAGGTATCTTGGGGGAGCTGCGCGCGCCCTTGCCAGCCGGGCCGCTGTATCGCTGGGACAGTTGTAACAGGGTCGAGCTGAAGCTTTACAGCGGGGCGCTGGCCTCCTTGCCGGAAGATCTGGTGTTTGCCGGTGGCAATGCCTTGCTGATTGAAGGGGCAGGGGGTGAATGGGAGCTGCTGCAATTTGCCACTGCCGAGCTTACCGGCCCGCGCACCTACACTTTAAGCAAGCTGCTGCGCGGGCAACGGGGCAGTGAACCGGGCATGGGCGCACCGGCTGGAGCCCGTGTCGTGGTGCTGGAGGGCGGCATAACACAAAACGGGCTGTCGCGCGCGGAGCTGGGCCTGCCGCTTAACTGGCGCGCCGGAAAGGCCGGGGCTGCTGCGGGATCGGATGACTACACCGGTTACAGGAAAACCTTTAGCGGCAAAGGCGAGCGGCCGCTGGCACCGGTGCACTTATCCGCTCAGCGGCTGGCCGGGGGTACACTTGTGCTGCGCTGGATAAGGCGCACGCGCACAGGCGGGGACAGCTGGGAGGTGGCGGAGGTCCCGCTTGGGGAAGCCTCTGAGGCCTACAGCATCGAGATCCATCAAGGGGGCGTTTTAAAGCGCTCCTTTTCTGTTTCTGGTGAGGCGGCTGCCAAAGGGTCTGTTGCCTACACGCTGGCGCAGCAAACAGAGGACTTTGGCGGGCCTGCGCCTGCCTTTGCCTTCAAGGTGGCGCAGCTCTCGCAAAGCTATGGCACCGGTGTGAGGGCAACGGGCGCCTACGTGCCCTGAGACTTTAACGAGGTGAGAGATGGACAAGACGCAAAAACTGGCCCTGCCGATGATCGCAGCGGCGCAGGCGCAAAAGCATGTGACCCATAACGAGGCGCTGTTCCTGCTGGACCAGCTGGTGCAGCTGGCCGCGCTGTCGGCCAGTGAGAGCGCGCCCCCCGCAGATGTGGCGGCAGGCAGCCGCTATCTGGTGCCAGAGGGGGGCAGCGGGGCGTTTGCGGGCGCGGCGGGCAAGATCGCCGTTTATGACAGTGTGGAAGGCGGGGACGGCGTTGAAGTCGGGGACGGCGTCTGGCTGTTCCTCAGTCCGCAAAGTGGCTGGCGCTGCTGGGTGGAGGACGAGGCCAAGCTGCTGGTCTATCATCAAGGCGCGTGGCAGGAGGCCACAAGTGGCGGTGATGGCGGCAATGGCTCCTTGCCGGACTTCTCCAAACAGAACAGCACGGTGGTGAGCGGCACGGCGCACGGGGCGGCCTCTTCCATGGTCACGGTGGAGGAAGAGCTAACACTTGCCGGGGCGAGTGTGGCTAGCAGCGCGGTGATCCCGGCGCGGGCGATTGTGTTTTGTGTGAGCGTGCGCACCACCCGGCAGATCGAGGGGGCCAGCGCCTTTGATTGTGGCATCGCCGGTGAACCTGCGAAGTTCGGCGGCTCGCTCTCCAAATGGCTGGACAGCACCAATGCAGGGGTGATCGGCCCGACAGCGTTTTACAGCGACACGCCGGTGGTGCTTACCGCCAAGGGCGGGGCGTTTACGAGCGGCAAGGTGCGCCTCGCGCTGCATTACTTCCTGCCCACCGCACCGCAAAGCTAGGCACCTCCCGCCTTTACCCAAAGACCAATAGAGGCACTCTCCCGACACATGGCCAAGGAGCCTTAAGCCCATGCAAGCAAGTTTCCAACTGGTGATCGCCAAATTGTTGCAGCACGAGGGCGGCTATGCCAACCGGCCGCGCTATGCGGATCCGGGCGGGGCGACCAAATACGGCATCACCCGCGCCACGCTATCGGGCTGGCTGGGGCGCACGGCCAGCATTGCCGATGTGAAGGCGCTCAAGCTGGAAACGGCGGTTGCCATTTACAAGGCGCAATATTGGCAGGCGGTGCGGGCGGACCAGCTGCCCGCCGGTGTGGATTACGCGGTGTTCGACTTTGCGGTGAACTCCGGCCCGGCGCGGGCGGCCAAGTGCTTGCAACAGCTGCTGGGGGTGAGTGTGGACGGGGTGATCGGGGCGCAAACGCTGGCCGCCGCCGCTGCCCGTCCGCCTGCCGTGCTTATCCGCGAGTATTGTGCGGCGCGTCTTGCCTTTATGCGCCGCCTGAAAAACTGGCGCTACAACAAAAACGGCTGGAGCAACCGCGTGGCCGAGGTGGAGCGGGCCGCGCTGGACCTGGCCCGCAGAAGCCGCAGCGAGTTGCAGGTGATGGCGCAGCGCCAACCGGATGCGCCCAAACTTGCATCCATTGCGGCCAAACCGGCGTCGCAGATGGCCAAGGCGCGGGGTGAGGACACCAGCGCCGTTGAGGCATGGAAAACTCCGGAGGGGCTGGCAACGGTAACAGGAGCGCTTTCCGGCCTTTCCGGCATGGCCGCAGGGGGCGGACCGCTGCAATGGGCCTTTGCCGCCGTGTTGGTGATTGCGGCGCTGGTGATCGGCGCACGCATTCTCAAAAAGACACGGGAGGCCTGAATATGGGCCTGAATATGGGCTGGTTCTCGCTGATACTTGGCAGCAAGGCAGGGCGTGTGCTGCTGGCTCTGCTTGCCTTTATTGCCGCACTGGCGG